GCTTATCCATAAGTCCGTTCTCCCATAGTGCTGTTATCCATACTGGATCTATCATTTTTGCCATTGCGTAACTTCCTTTCTATTTCTAAATTAGTTATCTCGTCGAACATCACTTGTATCTTTGGTTGCCATTTATCTCTTTCTTCCTGCGTCCTGGCTGGATCGTCTAACCAAATCATGCCGTTCATAGTCTTTTTAAAGAGTATTTCATACCGTTGTTGTGGGGTTATATCCATGGATGGCCATTCTTTTCATCTACGCACTCGTCACACAGTGCCAACATATGTTTTTTATAGAACTTAACAAACTTGCCGTTTTTCATATCGCCTGAAATAAAGTTATTTATATGACCGCAACACTCACATTCGTCAAAGGCAACCCTGTGCAACGATTCCGTTCTTTGTTCCGGACGAATCAATTTAGTTTTATAAATATTTATCATTATTTGTTCCTCCTTATTTACTTTCCCAAGGACATTGTTCTGCTGCTGCTATTTCTCTCATATGCTTATCCCAATTAAACTTATATGCCAACGCTCTGTTTGTTTTGTAATCTATTTCCAGTAGTAAGCCTGTCTCTTCTTCAAAGTGGACGTTACACGTTGAAAGATCCGAGTAGTACCTATTCTTCAAAACGCATATCTTTCCACTCACTCCGGCTGCAATCTCTGCAGGGTCATATTCACGTATGACGCTTATGATATTGTCAGCCTTATTTGATATGTCTGAGGACCCGCTAATCTGTTCAAAGTCCATATCATCTCCCTTCTTATATGTCTTGTTGGGATGAAGCACTAAAATAATGTGGGTATGATATAAATCAGCTAAGTCGTGGCATCGTTGCAGGAAGTCTGCCTGCGCTTCTAACTTCTCTGAGGACTGGACTGACAAGATACTCATTAGGTTGTCGATCACTATGAGGTCAAACTTGTTTATCTTTATTTCCGTTTCAACCATTTTGAATAACTGTTCAATGGTCTTTAGCTTTGATTCTCCCTTGTTGAATATTGTGAGCTTTCCTTTATGCCATGCTTGCAATGCTTTTAATACATCTTGCTTAGGCTCTTTGTGATACTTCTTGTTAATCTGGATGATGTCGTAGAAACTGTTGTCTCTGCCGATAACACACTGATACATTTCATTGATTAACTTTTCTGTGTTGCCCTCACCTGACATTAGATAGACCTTGTTTCCCTTATCAATTGCGTTTGCTATGATCTGTTTAGTGAGTGTTGTCTTCCCTCCGTTGCTCCGTCCTGCTATCAACGTCACACAACCAGGGGCCAGATCGTTTATTGCATCGTCTATGCTATTCAATCCTGTTGGAATGTATCTCCCTGTTATGCTTGTTAACCCTCTATAGGGTGTTTTGTCTAAGTCCCTTCTTCCTTCAATCTTGAATCTTGCGCTTTCAATTATTTCGACGATCTTCTCTTTGCCGTTTATTATGTATTCCTCATTGATGTCGTTCTTGGCATAGAGTTTTTTGTCGATCAGTTTTGCTTTATCTCCGAACAGGTCAACGAATGTTTTGTCCATGTTGTTACCGGACTCATCGTTATCACTAACAATTATTAAGGCTTCAAAACTGTTGAGAAAGTCTTTCGACTGTTCTATTAACGTTGCCATGCTGTTGGCCCCTGCGCCTACGCTCACTACGTTGCTGTAACCACATTGATCTATACACATACAATCAAATTCACCTTCACAGATAATCAACTCTGTGCCCATTACGATGCTTTGTGCATTGAAGAGATAAGGCTTTGATCCTGTTAGGCTTGTTAGTTTCGGCTTAGGTGGATTCTTCATCGGCTTTCTGAGCTTGTAACCAACTACTGTTTCAAATTTGAAGTAAGGAAAGGCTATACTTCCTCTACATGATTTAATTTTAAACTTCGTTATGGTTTCCGCTGTAAGCCCCCTTACACCCATGTAATCTATACACTCCTGCGTAACTGGCTTGATGTTGATTAACTCACTAGAAAAGGTGTCTCTGTTCGTCTGCATTGATGTGGACTTGTAGTCTGTGGTCCCTAGTAGCTCTCTGAGTATCTCTTGGTGTGAATAGTTCAAGTGGTCTTTGTAATAGCCGTAAATGTCTATCTTCATTCTGCAGGTGAAGCAGTAGAAGTGGAGTGCGTTTGGGTCCCAGCTCATGCTAGGGTTTTTATCTCCGTTTTTATGCTCATACACATTGGGGCAATGGTACTTCTTGCCTTTGTTCCTTAGTCCAATTCCAGAAGCAATGATACCCTCAGAACTTTGCCCATACTTTAATTTGATTGTTTCTATATCCTCATTCAATGTCGGACACTTCCCTCTAATCTCTTTCCTCTACTACTATTGTCAAGGGCGGTCTTGCTGTCTTTTCTGTCTCAGGGTTACTGAGATAATCCAGATACCCACTATTGAAGAATGTGCTGCCGTTTTGTATATACTGCCTGTCTGTGCCCTTCTTTGCTTTGATGTATCCATTGATAGCCTTCGTTATCTCGTCCAGACCGATTTTATAAAGTTCTTTTTTCTTAGCTGTCTTAACTTGGCCTTTACCCTCTTTCTTGGGGTATAGCTTCCAGATCGTTTCAAAGAAAATTTCCAGTGTTTCTTTAGAGTTATCTTTAATATCTTTCTTAGGGGACTGATTGGACCCCTCCTGAGGGGACTTAATGGACCCCTGTGAGGGGGCTGAATGGACCCCTGGTGACCGTTTGGACACCTCCTTCCATGTGTCATAATCCTTATTGAACTTTAATACCCTCGAATCTGACTTTGTGCTTTCCTTTGCGACTGTAATAACGTTGCAATCTATTAGGGTTTTTAGTTCTCTCTTAACTACCCTGACAGTGGAATTAATTGCCTTAGCTATAAATGTTATTGATAGGTCATGCTCGCAACGATGAAAACCGTAGGTGAATCTCCAAATTGTTAAGATAATTGAATACTGAGTTCCGTTTAGGTGAAGTCTGGATGTTTGGTCTAATATTTCGTTTGCAATCCTTGTATACCCATTTTCCGTCTGAACGTCTGCCATCTAATCACCTTCAACTAATGAGAAAATGTTATCGAAATTAACCTCCAGTGCATTAGTGATTCTTTTAGCTAAATCAGGTGTAGGGTGCATTGTCCCTTTTTCTAATGCATAAATGGCTTGGCGTGTAACTCCTACCGCTTTAGCTAGATCAG